GGCTTGCCGCTTTGCGTGACACCCTGATTAGGCACGATAAATAACAAACTGCCGTTTTTAATGGTGGCTATCGCACCGAGCATTTCAGCCATACGCGTTAAAAAGCTAATATCGCTCTCATTGGTTTGATCAGCGTGATCAATTTCAATGTGCATCAATTGTTTGCTAACGGCGGGTTTAAGGTTATAGCGCCCCGCTATCGCGCTCACCACATCAGGCACTTTGATATCGTGCCAACTGTATTCCCGTTTAACGTTAAAATCTTGCCGAAAGTCCGCGCTACGGGCGGTTACCGTGATTTGATCGGGAGGGCCTGAGTGACTAATTTCATCAACGGTATACATGCCTTTATGTATCAAGGCTTCACCTTGCCAGCCCAGGGAAACTGAAATCTCAACCCCACGCGCCGGTAACGCAATTTTACCGTCGGTATCATCGATAGTGAGTTCTAAAGTATCGGCTTCAAAACCGCGATTATCCGTTAATGTTAATGACATAAGCCGGTCATTGACGCTCAGGAGCTGCACGCCACCGACCGTTAAATCAAAGGCAGGAACTTTGACCAAATTCCCCTCTTTCCAATCCGTAAAAGACATATTCACCACCTAGCCAATTCAATACGCCTAGATTGTCGTCGCGCGCGTAAGTGAGCAATCATCCGTGGTTCTCTTGTGCCTGTGAGAACCCTAAGTGCATGATTTGTTACTAAACATCCCTGAGAATAAAGATAAATAGACATCAGGAGATAATAACGATGACCGTATATCATCACGGTGTTGAAGTCCATGAAACCACCGACCTCAGCACCCTTATTCGAGATATTGACACTTCTGTGATTGGGATTGTCTGCACCGCAGAAGATGCCGACCCCGAGGCGTTCCCACTCGATACCCCCGTGTTAGTCACACGCATTAAAACGGTACTCAGCAAAGCGGGTAAAACCGGTACGCTTTACACCACATTGAAAGCCATTGATGACCAGTGCAGCCCAAAAATAGTGGTTGTGCGTGTCGCTGAGGCGAAAGAAGGCAGCGAAAAGACCCAAGACCAATTAGTGATTGGCGGTACAGGTAATGATGGTCGCTATACTGGCCTTTATGCATTGCTAACCGCTGAAGCGAATGTCGATGAGCGCCCGCGTATTTTGGCTGTGCCAAAACTCGATACCAAACCCGTTGCCATGCAGCTTGCAATTTTTGCCGAGCAAATTAAAGCTTTTGCCTATATCAGCGCCAATGGCTGTAAAACTATCGCCGAAGCTAAAAAATACCGCGAGGATTTCAATCAGCGCGAAGTGATGATCATCTATCCTGACTTTATCGCCTACAACAAGGAAAGTGGCCAAAACGAAGTTATCCCCGCCACCGCTTACGCCATTGGTTTACGTGCCAAGATTGATGCGGAGCAAGGTTGGCATAAGTCGATTTCTAACGTGCCGGTTAATGGTGTTCTGGGTATTAGCGCGGATATTTACTGGACGTTACAAGGTAAAGACACCGACGCCAACGATTTAAACAGTCACCAAATTACCACGCTAATTAAACGTGATGGCTTTCGTATTTGGGGTAATCGCAGCGGCGACAAAGAAATCTATACCTTTGAAGTATTTACCCGTACCGCACAAATTTTGGCTGAAATGATCGCCGAGGCGCATTTTAGTTATATCGACAAAACTCTCACCCCCTCATTGGTGAAAGATATTGTTGATGGGATCAACAGCAAAGGCGCGCAACTCGTCACGCAAGGCCGTTTATTAGGGTTCCAATGTTGGTATGACCCATCAGATAACCCGAAAGAAAATTTACGCGATGGTAAGTCACACATACGCTACAAGTACACTCCCGTACCGCCACTGGAAAATCTGTCTTTAACGCAGGAATTCACTGACGAGTATTTCGCTGTTTTTGACCAACTCGGCTAAGGAATTTGAATTATGGGTATGCCTAAAAAACTCTTTTTGTTTGATCTGTTTATTGATGGTCAAACCTACCTTGGACAAGTAGAAGAAGTCACCCCGCCAAAGTTATCACTGAAAACGGAAGATTATCAGGGTGCCGGTATGGTGGGTTCTGTTGCGGTAATGATGGGCTTGGATTCAGGCGCGTTAGATATGGAAGCCACTATGGGCGGCTTGCTGGCTGAATTATTGGAAAGCTGGGGCGCCACGATTGATGGTAAGCAATTTCGTTTTGCGGGCTCTTACTACAATGATTCAACTGGCGAATCCATCCCGTGTGAAATTCAAACCCGCGGGCGCTTTACTGAACTTGATTTTGGTAGTGCAAAAGCCGGCGATAACACGCAACACAAATACACCATCAAAAACACCTACTGCAAAATCACCATCAATAACAAAGAAACGTTTGAGGTGGATTTGTTAAACATGGTGTGGAAAGTCAACGGCAAAGACATGCTAGAAAAACATCGCGCCAATATTGGCCACTAATTTTTAATAGGAATATTTACTATGGCTGAAGTTATTCAACTAGATACATCGTTCAAATTAGAATCAGGTCAGGAAGTGACTGAAATCACGATCACAGACACCATGAAACAGGTTGGTGCGCTACGTGGTTTAAAACTGTATGACGTGATGACTTCCGATGTGGACTCACTGATTAAGTTGCTGCCGCGTGTTACCTCACCACGCTTAAGTGAGCGTGATGTTTTACAACTCCCTATTCCCTCATTTAATGCACTCGCCACCGGTATTGCCAATTTTTTAGTACCGAGCTCCCCGCCAGAAATGACAGACAACGCGGACGAGTAATTGAGTGCCCGAATATTGAAACGGACGAGTTAATCGCTGATATCGCCACCGTTTTCCACTGGGCGCCGTCTGAATATGACGCCATGACGGTTGGCGAAATCCTGTTATGGCATAAACGCGCAGCCGCCAGAACAGGAAATGAATCATGAGTGACCGCAATTTAAATATCAAAGTGTCGTTAAGTGCTGCGAATAAGTTGTCATCCCCTGTCAATGCTGCACAACGCAGCGCGGCAGGGTTAGCAACTCAAATCAAAGCCACTCACGCATCAATCCGTAATTTACAAGGCCAATCGAAAACATTCGAACGGCTTTCTAATTCTGTTAATAAAAACTCACAAGCCTACGAAACGGCCAAAAATAAGGTTAAGGCGTTACGTGACCAATACCCACCACTGACACAGCAAACCGAAGAACAAAAGAAAGCCTTAGCCGCTGCACGGTTAGAGCGTGACAGCTACGGCCGCACACTCGACAAAGAGAAACAAAAGCTTAATAACGTGACAGCGTCACTCTATCGCCATGGAGTATCAGCACGACAAAGCAGTGATGCGACGGCACAAGTCACCCGACGCACCGAAATTTATAACCGCCAACTGGATGAACAACGCCGCCGGCTTAACGCGGTCACACGGGCGCAAAGCCAATATGCCAAATCAAAAGAACTACGTAATAAATTAGCCACTGGCGGTGCGATTGCTACCGCAAGCGGTGCGGGTGCGCTGTATGCCGGTGCGCGGATCACTGCCCCTGGTCGAGACTTTGATGAGGGTATGTCAACGGTTCAAGCCCTCACCCGATTAGATAAGAATTCTCCTCAGCTGGCCATGTTACGCCAACAAGCCCGAGAACTGGGCTCCAGTACAGCGTATACCTCCACTGACGTTGCCGCTGGTCAAAAGTTTTTGGCGATGGCTGGTTTTACACCGGATGCAATTAAGGCAGCATTGGGTGGCGTACTAAATATGGGGTTAGCCGGTGATATGGATCTTGGTGAAGCCTCCGATATTGGTTCAAACGTCCTGACTCAATTTCAATTGAAAGCTGGTGAAATGAACCGCGTTTCTGACGTGCTCACCGCTACGTTTACCCGCAGTAATACCGATTTACGCCAACTCGGTGAAACCATGACCTATGCAGGCCCTATTGCAGCACAACTTGGCGTTAGTCTTGAAAGCATGGCAGCAATGGCAGGAACCATGGCAGATAACGGTATTCGTGGCAGTATGGCTGGTACATCGCTCCGCGCCGGCTTATCGCGTATGGTTGCCCCAGTCGGCAAAGGGCAAGCAGCCCTAGATAAACTGGGTGTAAGTGTTAAAGATGCCAGCGGAAAACTCCGCGATGCCGATGATATTTTAAAAGACGTTGGCAAAAGTATGCGTAAATTTGACCAAGCCAGCCAAATTCGCATGAAAAAAGATATTTTCGGCGAAGAAGCGATGGTCGGTATGGGCGCCGTCATTGATGCTGTAATGAATGGCCGCTATGACGCACTGAAAACCGCCAATATGGGTGCCGAGGGTGAAGCCGATAAAAACGCTAAAGTTAAGATTGATAATTTAAAAGGTGACCTGAAACAGTTGCAATCCGCATGGGAAGATCTCGGTATTGAGATCCAAGAAAATATCGACTCCCCCTTGCGCCGTGTCACTCAATCACTGACAGGCTTTATTGGTCAAGTTGGCCAATGGATGAAAGCACACCCGAAAATGACGCAAGCCCTTGCTGTCGGAGGGATTGCCATCGCAACATTAGTCACTGCACTCGGTGCATTGGCTCTTACAGCCGCGGCGGTTATTGTACCATTTGCTGCGATGCGATTAAGTGTGTTTATGCTCACCGGTGGCCGGGGCCTCGGTGGACTTATTCCTAAATTAGGTTCGTTTTCGTTTGGCTTAAAAAGTTTAATTCCCTCTATTGGAAAAACAGGTCGCAGCGTGCGTGATTGGTTGCCTATCTTTGGCAATGCTAAAGCGGCAGTTAGCCAGCTTTCATCTGGCGTGATGACACTTGGTCGAACCGGATTTACGAGTATTTTAGCCGGCGCGACCTCTACCGGTGGCGCCCTTTCTTTGTTATTCACCAATCCATTAGGGGCATTAACGGCTCTTGGCTCTGGAATTCAAGGACTTGCCACTGTTGGGTTTGGTAGCTTAATGACCGCCGGTAGTAACGCGATTGGTGTTATTGGGGGCGGTTTTTCCTTGTTATTGAGTCCTGTTGGGTTATTTGTCGCAGCCATCGTGGCGGCTGGCGTGCTGATTTATAAATATTGGGAACCAATTAAAGCCTTTTTTAGTAGGTTTTGGGATGGTTTCACGTCAGCTCTTTCCCCGATAGGGGAGGCATTCAGCGCCACCTTTGCCCCATTCGTACCACTATTTGATGGCATTTCAAATGCCGTCAGCAAGGTATGGAATTGGTTTAAAGAATTATTGTCTCCCGTCCAGCTATCCGCGGAAGAATTAAAATCCTGTACTGAAGCAGGACAGGTATTTGGTGACGTGGTTGGTAAATCCATCAGCGCCCTATTCTGGCCAATACAGCAAGTCGCCAAAGGTCTTGGCTGGATACTTGAAAAACTCGGTGTTATCCCCTCTGCTGCCGAAGCTGCCGCCGATGCAGCAAGAGCCATGGGTGTTGACCCGAACGAAAAAGATCCATTCAAAGTACTAAATTCAGTTTCCGCTTACGCAGGGAAAACCGCCAAAGCCAACGAGCAGGCACAAAAACAACAAGCCGAGGCAACCAGTAAAATCACCAGTAGCGTCACTGTTGCCGGTAAACGGCTTGAGAAAAGTAGCGAGCTACAACAAAAAGCCAATGACGTTAACCCGCTAGAGAATGCGGAAAAATACGGTACCTTGGTGTATGACGGCGCAGAGAAAAAGAGCAAGCAAAAAGGCAGTAAATCCGCGTTAAGCAATGCAGCCGAAAGTGTCGATAGAAATAAACTCGGCGATATTGTGTTTAAAAATTTTCCGGCAGTAACGGCTGTTAATGGGTTATATCAAGAGCCCCATATTGCCGCGAGAAAAACCTCACTATTTTCACAATTCAATGATGCGTTGATTAATACCTTAGCCCCTATTCAACCCAAATTAAATGCGGTACCAGTGGCAGTATCGCCGACACGGCAAGAACGGCAAATCATGCAGCCGGAATACAATACATTCGAGTTGAATTTTTACGGGGTTGATATGAGCAATAAAAAAGAAATTGCCGACATTGTGAAACAGCAATTAACCACCTTGTTACGTGAACGTGATAGCCGCCGCCGTTCCAGCTTAAAAGATCAGGATTAATATTATGATGATGATTTATGGCATGTTTGTGTTTGAACTACGCACTGCCCCTTATCAAACCTTTAACCATTCACTTGATTGGCGCCATGTGAAAAATGACCGCGTTGGCCGCAGTGCCAAATGGCAATATATCGGCGCCGGTGAAGATAAAATCACGCTGACCGGCACGCTTTACCCCGAAGTCACCGGCGGTGATGTGTCGCTGGAACTACTAAAAACCTCGGCCTATGTTGCTAAGCCACTACCTTTGATTGAAGGTACAGGAACGATTTACGGTATGTATGTGATCACCAATTTAGTTATGGATAGGACCGAGTTTTTTACCGACGGTAAGGCGAAGAAAATAGATTTTACCCTGTCGTTGAGTCGAGTGAATGAGGATGTGAGGGAGATCATTTCTACTTATAACCATATCTCCATCTAGAATTAACACACCTTCTAGATTAATTAGCATAATCCCAAATTAATCTAGAAAGTTATAATAATAGGTAATACATATCACTATATTGATAGTTTTATTAGCATTATAAGACCATTTATATTATTCATTTTTTAGAGATTTCACCCCTGATGCATACCAACATACTTTTTCACCTGGTTTTTCAGATAAATAATTCATCCATGGATTATTTTTGCATTCTTTTGGATTTCCCCTTCTCTTTTCATCGAGACATCCGCCTGAAAAAGGACATGTTATATTTAAAGGTAAATCTGAAGTTGCCACAAATTTATTTTCACTAGTAATTTTAAAATGAAGCTGACTAAAGTGTAATAAACATTGGAGTGTTGCAATTCTAGCTATTGTTTCATCACTCTTCAAATTAGCTCCCTCACCAAGCCAATATATATCCAATTGTTCATCATATTTCTCTTGAATAACGAAACAGTCAACCATACTCTTAATTGTTCTTTCAAAATTTGAAATATCAATAGGGTTACATTTAAGAAAATCCAATTCCATATAAGAATTTCCCTCCCTTAATGAAAGTCCTTTTTTTACCAATTCTAAATATTCTTTAATTGCGGTACTTAGAACATCCCCTTGACTAAGGTCAGTCAGTTGTTCCTCAAGATTTGACATCATTGAATCAAGAAATATTTTTTGGCTTTTTATCTCAGCATCAAGTATGTTATCAAATGTTTCTTCTGATTCTTTAATTTTCTCACATATAGTTGCTAAACCGTGACCTGGATATATAAAGCTAAGAGCAGCTATACCGACTTTAATCAATTGAATGCTATCCAACGACTGTTCTGACCATTGTTCTACAAGCTTTTTGAATGATAGGTAAGGGTATATAGCAGTCCCTATATCCAATTCATTTTCAAGCATTCCATTATTATGTCTTATATATCTTTCTATTTCATATGCAATTCCTTCAGTAATAAAGCTCAGACCAACGATTACATCCACACTTTTTTTTGTTTTATCCTCATGTTCGATATTTACTTCACATTTTGTGATTATCACTTCATCATTATTTTTTTTATTATGGATTAAACTAGGCCTTCCAAAATTACACTTTTTAATATCAGTTATACTCTTTAACTCTTGAATTGATGTTGTCCCCAGTATTATATTCATTTTATTAATCACATCATTTAATTGTAAAGCGCGACCCTCTAATAGTTTACTGCCTCCCATAAAGTGACCTGATTGATTACATCCATCCACCATCAACCGTAATGATATGATATTCAAGTATAAATATGTAATTCCTGATGCAGTAGATATATTATGAAAATAATGTATATACTCATGAACATTCGCAGCTATTATATTAGGATGAATACATCCTGATTCATGATATATATCTCCAAGACTTTTGAATCGCATAAAAAGAGTATTCTGTCTATACACTCCAATTGTTGTGCTATTAAAATTTTCGTAAGTTAATTGCTCAGACATTATGACCTCATTATGTTTCATAAAACAACATTACTACTAATATAGTATTGCGATTATAGATGATAAAACTAAAAGATCATTTTTATTTAAACTTCTCTGACCAATCAACACTTCCTTCCACATCCACCCTATTCACCTGCACTCGATACTCTTTCCAAGCTATTAACTGCTCTCGTTCCTTATCTGTAGCGATACCGAGATCAACAGCATCTTGCAGAGGGGTAATAGCATCAGAAATTTCACGTAGTAATGTTTGTTTTTTTGTTTTATTTTCTGAAACTACGCGTTCTTTTGGGCTTTGATATACATAAATTTCACCATTTTTAACTCGGTGAAAATCAGGGTTTATAATGGTTTTCTCATCTAGCTCCAAAACATAATATCCTTCGGGATAAAGCATAGATATATCATTGGAAATAGACACAATTATCCCTTCATCATCATAAAGTATTTTGACGGTGTTTTGACTAAACATTGATTGTTGCTGATACCAGTCGCCGTCAATATTTTTCAGATAAACAATATTGGAATAATGTGAAGTATCAGGAAGATAACGCTCAAATTTTTTAGTTAGTGACATTTAACCATACTCCATTCACAAGTATTTGTAGTGTGGCAACTCGAGCTTTATTGATATAGGTGTCTTGAGATCCTGCGTTGACGCGATATAAACCAACAATAAATTGGTGCATTGGAAATGAGGTCCATGCCGATATATTGACAGGAACTTCGGTATAAGCCGATATTCTGAAGCTTTTATTACCTAGTGTGCCTCCAATTTTACTATCTACCTCAGCTTTCGTATAAGCCCCTACATCCCCTGCATTCAGCGAAATATCAGCAATCAAAGCTTTGTTGTTAACTTTGCGTCCACTTGGCACGCGACCATTCGCGTTATTATTTGCATTCGCTGCTGCGGTATTAGCCGCATTTGCTGTGGCTTGTGCATCAGTACCGGCTTTTTTCGCATCCGCGACTTTGGTGTCAGTTTCTGCCTTGGTATATGCCCCAACATCACCCGCAGTTAAGCTAATGTCTGTCGTTAATGGCTTCCCATTCACTTTGCGTCCGCTGGGAACTCGTCCATTAGCATTATTATTGGCATTGGTCGCTGCCGTATTAGCGCTATTTGCGGTTGTCTGTGCATCGGTACCGGCTTTTTTCGCATCCGCAACCTTGGTATCTGTTTCAGCCTTGGTATACGCGCCAACATCACCCGCAGTCAGTGAAATATCTCCACTTAACGCTTTGTTATTGACCTTTCGCCCGCTGGGAACTCTCCCATTGGCATTATTATTGGCATTGGTGGCTGCCGTATTAGCGCTATTTGCGGTTGTCTGTGCATCTGTGCCTGCTTTTTTCGCATCCGCAACTTTAGTATCTGTTTCTGCTTTGGTGTACGCCCCGACATCACCAGCATTCAAAGTGATATCAACATTTAGCTGTTTATTATTCACTTTACGAGTGATTGGAACGGCACCAACGTCACTGGCCGTCAATTCAGTGATTCTTTTATCCAATACCTGAATAGCGTCATCCACGTATTGGCGTGTTGCTAATACAACAGTCGGATCAATCTTCAGTGTTACCGACTCAGTATGGCTAACAATCAGAATCATACGGATAGTTTGCGTGCGGCCTGAGCCCTCAGCTAACAGTGGTTTATAGGTTTCAGGACAATTCGCCACCGCCACCAATAAACCCGATTTATCAAACAAGCCAATTTCCCGTATCCACCAACCGCCCTCATTTTCGGGGATCACTTGTTCAGCAATAACTTGGTTTGTATTTATCGAGTCAATAAACAACGTGTTGATGGCTGCACGGCGTTTTTCATTGATTAATTTAGTTTGCTTGGTATCCGGTGCCGGTAATGAGCCGCCGCCGTCACCCACCGCCATATGTGTTAACTCAATTTTCGTGCCGAGGGCGGTCGCCTCTGCGAGCACTTTTTCACCGTAAGTGGTGAGCAATGCAAAATATTTCATTGAAGAGTGACCCTCATTTCATCGATAACGTGAATTGCCGCCCCTGTGGAGATAATCCCACCAGTACTGATCACATCTGGCGTATATGGGTAAACGGTCAGTTCATCACCGCCATAACTGGTCGCAGCACAATAAATACGTCCCTTGGTTTCAAGTTGAATAGTCATTCCAATTAGATGGCGACTTGCTGGCTTAGCATCAAAAATTAATGCTTCTAACTCTTGGTACATTTCTTCAGTAATACCTGTTTCCAGCACGCCAATATCAAGACGAAACGTGCCGGCGGTTTCGTTGGTTTTCCACCACTCAATCACTCGAATTAAATAACCGAGAGGCTCTACCACACGGCGTAAGGCTCCTATCGTGCCCTTGTGTTTATGAATAAACATCGCTGCCTTAATGGCATCGCGCTTGGCTTTTTCTGACCAGTTTTTATCCCAGCGATCAACACTGAACGCCCAGGCTAAATACGGTAGTAAATGCACAGGACATAAATCAGGGTTCCATAGAATGCGAATAGGAATAGGCACGCGCTCAATCTGTGCCAGTGATTCAGCCGCCGCAAGTTCTAACGGTGACGAGCTCACGGGCAATAACCGGTTATTCATCTGAGCCTCCTAGTGCCACATTAATTTGTGTGCAGAAGCTTGCCTGTGTTTTATCCAACTTGATATCTGCCGAGGGCTTTTTCAGTTCGACACGTTGCACACCTTGAACATGCAACGCGGCATAAATGGCACTGAGCACAATGTCACGACCTAACCGGTGCTGCTGCGTGGCATAGCGTTTCACTTGCTCTTCTGCCGCTGCCATAATCGGTTCATATTCAGGCGAGGGATAACAGTAAATCACCGCGTCGATTTCATAATTGATAATCTTGGCTGATTGCACGGTGACACGGTCAGCAACAGGGCGTACATCCTCATCATTTAAAGCCAGATCCACTTTTTCGATTAAATCAGCCGGTGCGCTGCCGTTACCCTCCCGGGATAAAACGGTAATTGTCACATGAGCTGGTAACGGGCTAATGACTGACGCATCAGAGACTCGACCATCAGCGCTGCGAGCATGATACTCATAGCTACCGATAGGACCAGCCACACTAAGCGCTTCAAAGGCGGCAGGAATACGTAAGCGTAAGTTAGAATCCGACTCATACACCGGTGCAATCGGTGGAATAGCACTCTCATCACCGGCAGATAACATCAGGCGTTTCACGTTGTTATTGGCCGCGAGTTGGTCAAGGTCGGCACCGGTAGCAAAGGCCACCATACTTGCACGAGCCGCTTCATTGACGCGCTGGCGTAAAATCAGTTCACGGTAACAGTTTTCTTGCAGTAATTTGGTGAGCGGTTCAGATTCTAATTCTAATGTACGGGCGATGGCTTCCCGCTGTTCTACTGGCATAGCACCAATTAATGTGGCTTTGCGTTCGGCAAATAGCACCTCATAATCTAATAGTTCGACCACATCCGGTGCCGGCAATAAACTCAAATCAATACTGGCTGCCATACTGTTACCTTACAGGAATAGAAATCGAAATCGGTTCACCCGTTTGCATAATCACACCGGACAAACTCACGCCCATTTCGCCAACATCAGAACGAATATAATCAATAGTTTGCAGCCTAACGCGTGGCTCCCATTGCATTAACGCCATATAGCACGCACTCATAATTTTGAGTCGCAGCGCAGGGTTTTGTGGCTGGTCAATCAAGTCATACAACAGTGAGCCGTATTGCCGGCGCATCACCCGTGAACCAATCGGCGTTCGCAAAATATCAGCGATACTTTGGCGAATATGTTCACTGTCAGTTCGGCTATGCCCTGTTTTCGCATTCATGCCGCAATATTTCATTTCGGTCCTTCCGTACGACTGCCGCCACGCTCAACACCGCCATGATCGTGAGAATCAATAACAACCCCATTTGAAGAAAACTTGCCATTTTTATGGGTAATATTTCCGGTCATTTCACCGCCCTTTTCCACATTCAACGTGCCTGTGGTGAGGTTGTTGGTACAAATCACTTTCGGTGTATCGAGTTTGATTTCGACAGAGGCTTTGCAAATCACTTTTTTAGTTGTTGCGCTAATTTCCTCGCTAGCCTCTATCACCGCTTTTTTAATGCCAACAGCCTTTAGTATTCCGTTCTTAGGTTCATATTCAATCACCGCGCCATCGGGAAAAGTGTGGTGTAACGCATTGGCTGAGTGTGTCGGCGCGGGGTTCGCATTGCTATACAGAGAGCCCAAAACAAAGCCAGTTGTTAGCTCACCGCCAATCGCCCCAATCAACACTTGCTCACCCACCGTCGGCGCCCAGTAACTCCGAGATTCACCGGCGCGATGCACTAACCATCTAATCCAGTCAGTGACTAATTCACCCGATTGAACACGGCAACAGTCGTTGTCTAAATCCACCTCAATGACCACACCTTGTCGAAAAAGGTTACTGAGTAAGCGGTATAGCTCTTGTAAACTCATAGCTGCCCCACTAAGTTGAGATAAATCATTTCTAATAGACCTAAGCGATCATGCTCTGATAGCCCCATCAATTCACGTTTTGGGTAACGTGCTCGAGCCAGCTCATTCACTGCGCCATCAAGCCCGTATTGATGCTCTCTGGCAATCGCTGCGGCTTTGCCCTGAAATCCAACTATCGCGCTATCTTGTGTATTGCGAGCATGAATAAAACGCGCCGCCCTAAGCCGCCTGAACATCGGCACGTTACGTTTGGTACTGCGCTTGACCGAAGAATAATTAATATCTAAAAAACGGGTAATATCTTGGCGATAAAAGGTTCTTACCGCGCCTCTATCTTCATCAAAACCGGTAATGGTTTTACCGCGACGACCTTTTGACCCTTGCCAATTTCGCAAGGTGCGAACATCACCACGGTGAATAAATCTAATTTGCTGCTGTGCGCGTAACACTTTGCGTTTACGGGGTTCATAGGCCGAGCCATCCGCATTTTGTTGGCTGCGAATGCGCTTTTGTTGGTCAGCACGAATTGCCCGCGCTAATTTGCCCGTCAGTTTTCGCCGGTAAGCCGCTGAGGTTGTCGATAACAAGCCATTAAGCTCATTTTCAAGTTGCATAAATAGGCTGTTATTACTCATGAACCATCACCCCCTCATTGATCACGATATCCCATGCAGGTAAGGCGATTTCAGGCTCGGAAATATGCTCTTGAACAATTTTTCCATTCACTTTTTTAACAATCACGCGCTCGGTGGTCTTGATGGTATACAGCACGTCGATTTTTTCATTGTCGAGAATGTCGGCCTTATAGCGAATGCCATTCGCCCGTTTATCAGGGTTAAATAACAAATCTGGCTGATGTTTTCTGGCAAAAGTCAGGATAGCCAATGACAATTCGCTCAATTCGCCAGCGTAATCCATGGCCAACACCTGAATTTGGTACTCATTCAAGTAAGATGCGGATTGTGTACCGGTGGCCTGTATCCCACCCTCAGTGATATAGACCTCTAATAAATCAGGGTTTTGTTTAAACTGGGGTATCTGCTCAACAATAGTTTGGCGTAATAGATTCGGCTTTAACATTATCTCCCCCGAGTGTCATAGAGTGCTTTTTGGCAACGCATTTCAATGCGTTCTTGTAGTGGTGCCGTGGCGCATTTGGGCTCTTGCAATAACACCACGCCGCCCAACAAAATCAGGCTTAAAAACAAAATAAAAACAATGAATATCAAGATATTAATTAATGTTTTCATTTCACCCCCTTGCACTGGTCTACCACCTCACGGATATAGCCCTGTAAATAACTTATTTTGGTTCTGTCTCGCTGAATTCCGGTTCGGATATCGTGAACAATAAGTCCACCTTTTCGAGTGAGTCCGACGGTGGCTGCATCGCCCACGCTGCCGGCGCGGGCAGTGTGATTGATGGTGAGCTCACAGGTTGCAAGGTCGGCGCTGGCGAACTGCACGCGACGACGCTCAGTGAGCAAATCATCACGCAAACGTTGAGATTTATTTTTTTCATCTAACAACCTCTGGTTATAGGTCACATCAAGCTGGTGCAAGGTCTCTTGTGCTTTTTTTAGTTGGGCGAGCTTTTCATTTGCATCAATAAAGGCTTGGACGCTTATCGCACTGAGTGCCATTTGATACCCCAGTTCGCTCGCGCTTAACTTGGCTTTGAAATCCAAACGCGCAATCCCAAACACCGCACCGCCGCTAACTAATGCCGCAATACAAGCAACCGCTAAATATCCCCCAAAAACCTGACGATAATTCACCATTACCTCCCCCATTCGCCGCACAATAATTCAGCCTCTTGGTCACGGCGGATCACTTGGCCATAACAGCCGCTTGGCTGGCCTTTAGTTTCTCGGCAATCTTTACCACCATCCCGCGTCCATTTAGGAAGCTCTGCACAGGCGCCCTTGATATCACCCGCATTTAACTTACGGTAGAACGTGGATGAAAAGCATTTAGATGGCCCGATGTTGTAAGGGCAAAATGAAGCAATACCCGCGATTTGTGGTTCAGTCAGTGGTACGTGAACATGGCGTTTAACCCATGCAATCGCCTTGTCAGCTTCAATCTGGTTTAGCCGGTCACATTCCGCTGGGGATAATTGAGTACCTATTTTTACCGACTTACCGCCAATGCGTGTCACACCACGACAAATAGTGACCACACCGCCCCCATCACGATATGCCTTGAGCGAACTTCCCTCTTTCTCATTCAAAAAGCCGGAGAGGATCGCACCGCCACTGGCACCGGAAATAATCAACGCAATAACTGCCTGACTTAATCGTGATTTGGTGTTCATTTCATAAATCCTTTGGTGATTGCTCGGTCACTTTCACAATGTTTTCAATATCGCGCTCACTGATGGGGTGGCGAGAGAAATAACGTTCTAATATGCGTGTGCGTTTCATTTGCTCACGGCGGTTTAACCGGTAAGTCATTACGCCCAATGAAACACTGGCAATTAACCCGACTAAAAAGCCCCACTCATACACGGAGAAATCACCAAAAAAACCTAAAATTCCCGACCCACTGAACAAACCGCCAAATCCAGAAAGTGCGTAAGTTAGGCGGCTCCACCAATCATTCATGCTATTAATCCTGTTTTGTTAATCCCAAAGTTGGATCATTTCTTGTTTTGCCACCGGTGCGAGTTCGGGTAATTCCACCCATTGCCCCGCGGCTAGCTGTATGCCGCCCTCAACCAAATTCGGATTGGCCTGTAATACTTGCTCAACGATGCCCTGAGTGCGCCCATAATGGCGCCAACACAATAAATCAACGGTGTCACCTTGCAGCGCTTGCACTTTCATTAGACGAGCTCCGCAAACATGCGTAACTTGCCGAGAATATCCCGCACGGCGTTTTGGCCATCGCGGCGCAGATCATCAACTTGCGTGCTCAAGGCTTGGGCGTGTTTTTCACCCTCGCGTGTGGTGTCAATATCGCGGTAGTTTTCAATCAATAAGGCTTTAGTAAAGCTATACACCGCATGGTGATAACGAAAAACAATGGCCGTGGTGTCGTTGATTTCTGGTGATGGCACTTCCGATAATTGACTAAATCCCTTGGCGTTCTGCTCTTGTCGCCATTCATCCAATAGCTGATTGACATACAACACAGCTTCAGTGGCCATATGCTTTAAACGGCTTGTGGTAACATTCCCCGTTAATCTCATGGATTGGCGTAACGGGTCTAAACCAATGTCTGGCCAAAATTCACCTGACGTGATTTTTTCATCACCATCGCTGACGCTTTCGTCTTGCACGCTATGAATTTGTTTTGATGCCACTAAGCCCATGATTACCCCTTTGAAAAAACGGAGGTGGACAGCGACAATACAGAGGGTTAACCCTTTATTATTGCTGTGCCTCCGTGGCACGCGGGTGCAACTCGGTTATTGCTATTTTTTAAGCATTTCGTCTTCTTGCTTACGCACTGCCCGTAATAGCTGTTCAATCTCTTTTTTCACGCCAATATCTTTGTCAATCAGAATGGCTTTTTGTAGGTATTCAAGGGCTAAGACTTGTTGCTTATCATCATTTTTGAGTGTTAAACCAATGACTTTGTACAACTTAGCACGTGCCCCATCAGGCATATCGGATTGCGCTGTAATACGCTCTAAACTCAGCAAATCACCAAGTGACGCTGTCACTTCATCGTCTTTGCCACTTGCTTTAACTGCTAATGACCAATCACAAATTTCATCAACTAAAACAGTGGCTAAGGTGCGGTTATAGTTATCGGGTAATGGCAGATTAAATTGGATGGCATATTCGGCCATGTTTAAGGCTTCTGTGTATAAACCTGCGTCGATATGCCACACCAAAGTGCGAGTAAAGACCTCATCAGCCACACCGCTCTGGCTTTCCAACACGCCCTCAATCCAACCGTGATAATTAGGTAAAACCTTGCGTTTATACGCCGCTTTACGGTCATTGCCTTGGATATTGCTTAATTGCGCTTGGTCTGCCCGTAAACGGTGTAAAATATTTTCATAGGCGGTCATATCGGCCCGTGACATGTCGGCTGGTAACCCACCACGGCGCGATGCCATCACTTTTTGCCAGTGCTGCTGTGCCGGTGTTAAATGTTCCATTTGCATTCCCCAATGTTGGCTTAAATTTCTTTGCTTTCGGCGTAGTTGATGCCTTCAATCAGGCAAGATAGGCCGTAATCTTCAATCACATAGCCCTCATTACCCGACGAATAAGTCGCCACGCGGTTATATTCCGGTTCATCTTTGATCACACGGCGGTACTTGCCTTTTTGCCAGTACACCGACAGGTTTTTAAAGGTCGTTATCAACGTTGCTCCATCAGGGAAAAATGGCACTTGTAAGGTCGGTAAGTTACCCATTGAGCTCAATTTCAACAGTTCATTACCCGCGAGCATTTCCATGTTTGGGTTTTGCTCGCTGTGCTGGTTCATGATTTTGAAGTTTTTATCGGTATAAAGTTGATAACCGGTGATCGCCACTAACCCTTGTGCGCGGCGGTGCCACGGGTCTAACAATGAATTCACCGCATCAAATACCATCGCATCCACATTGGCATACATCCCTTTGGCAATGATTTTCCCGCTTTCATCACGGCTGGTTAAGGTGACGTCTTTCATCACGCGTTGTGGTGCCGCATTACGGATTTTTTGCAGCCAACCGATATTGACGTCTTGTAACAATGGGTTTTCGGCTTTATTGGATTTTTTCACCCGTTTCACACCATTGAACCCAATCATTAAGCGGTCATTAGCTTCTTGCTGTGCAATCAGTTGACTGATCATCGGTTGAAATTCAGGGTGCCCCGCCCATGCGTCTAACCATGAATATGGGATAAATGTATCCCAGTTGGTTTTATCACAACGGTAATCGTCGCTGTTTTCCTCATTGACTTGCTCAGGCTGACGGCGCTCGGTCGTTGAATCATTTGTACCGGCAATCGGTCCATTGACCGAACCAAAGACCTTTTGCCCCTCCTGATCCGTCACCCCAAATGAGTTAATTTGTTTTAAAAATGGGCTGTTTTCCATTTTGGCTTTTTCTAAGCGCTGCTGCACCGCAGGATCAACGCTAAAATTTAATGACGAACCCTCACGACGTACTCCATTTAAGCGAGCTTGCTGGTCAAGCCATGAGAGATAATTCGCCAGTGATTCATTACTGATACCCATAGTAAAAACCTTTTATTGATTAAAATTGAAGAAAGTAAAATGCGGCCTAATACTCAGCCAACTTAGTCGAACCACCGGTGACTTGAGGGCGTGACTCTCCTGAACCATCAGTCACTGCAAGCTGCTGCTTTAAGGCGTTAAAGTCATTGGTTAACTGTGATAATGCTTGTTTTTGTGCTTCGTTTTCAGTTAGCAAGGTGCCGCATTGCTGCGCAGTCAACTCAATGGCTGTTTTTAGATTGGTGGTTTCTTCTGAGTTGTGATTACGTTCAAGCCCTAACCACTGTTTCACCGTCGATAAAAACTTCTTACTGGCTTCCTTTTCCTCTTGGTGTTCAGTGTGTTGCTCATTTAACAAATGGCACTGCGTTTCTAATGAGGCGGTAAAGTAATTACCGCTATCTGGTAAGCCGCGAGAAGCCGCACTCAGTTCAATAGGACGGGAACCAATTGCCGCAGGGTAATCAGTTAACGCCACACCGGTTAAATAGGCACGTTTGGTTTGTGGGAATGAAGGGTAATATTCGATACTGGAAAAAATCTTTTGGCCTGACTTATTCAAATTAACGATGTATTCATCTTTTAAATCATCAATATCAATAGTGACTTCAAGCCCTAATTTGCCTTTTAGTTCACCTTCAGTTAATTCAACGGTATTCACCGCTGAAATCATGCTATAGCTGCGAAATTGGCTATCTGGGAACAGACTTTTAATGTGATCCAAATTCACACGACCACAATAAAATTTAGGGTCGTAATCTTTCGCCATCTGCTCGATATGTTCACGTTCAACGGGAAAACCGTTTAGTGTCATCCCCTCTGCACAAGCAATCAGCTTTATCTGGCGCGTGTTTTTACCTTGCGACATAAATCAATCTCCGTTTCTGACGTAACTGCCATTTCGATAACGCCACTATCTCAATCATCTTCTTTTTACTCAAAGGGTTACGGTTCTCATAGCGCTATGAGAACCCATATTCATAGAGGGTTACGCGCGGGCGTGACAAAGTGACAGCATGATGAAAACAGACATTG